CAGCGCAAAGATCAGAGCCCGCTTCAAGAACGACCCCGCAGCGTTCCTAGCTTTCGCAACAGATCCGAAACAGGCGAAAGAGCTAGTCACACTGGGACTCGCTAATGAAGCTGAGCCGGATATTCAAAAAGAAACACTTAAAGAGCTTAAAAACTTAGGAAAGGCGTTACAGCCGAAGAATGAAGGCGATAAAAAATGACCGGTAAAGCGCGTCATTTTTCAAAAAAAAATCACAGGCGATTAAGCGCCTGGTGCGTCGCAAGACAGGGGCCCAAACACGATGTTTGGGATCCGTGGCAATTAGCCTCTCGTCCTAATTGTCACGACTCACCCCAAGAGGGGTGAGTCAAAAAAGACGATGAGAAGATTCAAAAACAAAAAAACTTCTGCGTAACAGAGAGTTAAATAGGAGACTAAAATAGTATGTACAAAAATAAGAAAACAAAATATCGTAAAAAACTAAGTAAAAAAACATCACGAAAAATGTTCACAAAGGGTGCTGTTCGCACCCACAAAAAGAATCTTCAAAGCCGCCCAATGCGAGGCGGCATTCGTCTTTAAAAAAAACAAAAAAAAAGGACTAAAACAATATGCCTTGTTTCAGCCCCGTGACTGGTTGGCGAAGTCGTGAAACTTCACCTACCACTAGGAAACGTAATTTAGTTTATAACATTCGGCAAGGTTATACAGACATCAGGGCTGTAAGACCCTGTGGGAATTGTGTAGGTTGCAGGGTTCGGAAGGCCCGTAATTGGGCCATTCGGCTTCAAAATGAAGCGCGCTGTCACGAAAATAACTTGTTTGTGACACTCACTTATGATTCGGAACACCTTCCAAAAAATGGATCAATAGATCCGATACACCCCGAAAAATTTATGAGGGGATTAAGAAAAAAATTCGGAGACGGGATTCGTAGTTTCGGCTGTGCAGAGTACGGAGACAAAAGGCAGCGGCCACATTATCACCTGATACTTTTTAATTTCAACTTCCCCGATTTAAAAAAGCTTAAGAAGATTAAAGGAAAACAATATTATTCATCAAAGATAGCAGATCAAATTTGGAAAAAGGGCCTAATAGCCATATCAACAGTGTCTTACGACACGATGAACTACGTAGCAGGATATGTAACAAAAAAGTTGAATGGAAAGAAAGCTCTCAAAGAATATGGCGGAACGATCGACGCCATGGGAAAAGTGACTTACAAAATACAACCAGAACGAAGCGTGTGTGTGTCCCGGATGCCGGGCTTAGGCCGAGCGTACTACGAAGCAAACAGGCGAGATTATTTCCCCTCAGATAAGGCGGTGGTTAAAGGCTTCGAAGTCCGACCGCCGGATTATTATTACCGGATGTTGGAACAATCAGGAAAAAAAGATCTTGATCAAAAAAAACTCTATCTTAAAGTTAGGGCCAAACGCCGAGCGGAGGCAGCCGAGTACTCGAAGATCTTCAGTTCGATCCGAATGAAACAAAAAGAGGACTGGGCGAATTCACGGCAAAAAGGAATGAAAAGGAGATTGGAAGATGGTTCAGAAAATATTCACAGTTTACGACAGCAAAGCGGAAGCGTACCTACCACCGTTCTTCATGAGGACAGTGGGCGAAGCGATGCGAGCAATGAAGGCGACAGCGAATGATCCACAATCAAATATTTGTCGGCATCCAGCGGATTTCACAATGTTCGAGATTGGCGAGTACGACGATTCGACAGGAAAAATTAAGAGTCATTCAGCCTTTATAAATTTAGGGCTTGGAGTAGAATTTAAAGATAAGCCAGCTTCAGAGATGACGTTGCCTATGGGAGCACCAAAGAAGGTTCAACCAGCGGCTCAAGCAACGGCTTAAGAAAATTTAACCAGGGAAGGGGTCGCTAAATGAATTTACCATCCGTAATGTCACATCAGTTTTCGCAGGTACCGAGAGCAGATATTCCAAGATCACAGTTTAATCGGAATCATGGTTACAAAACTACTTTCGATGCAGGTTATTTGATTCCGATTTTCATCGATGAGGCTCTGCCCGGAGATACTTTCAATTTACGGATGGCGACTTTCGGGCGTTTAGCGACCCCGCTCGTTCCGTTCATGGATAATCTTTATTGTGATTCTTTCTTCTTCGCGGTTCCCTATCGATTGGTTTGGGATAATTGGCAAAAATTTAATGGAGAACAGACGAATCCGGATGATACGACGGATTATTTAATTCCGACTTGCACATCGCCAGCGGTGACAGGTTATTTAACTGGGTCGGTACAGGATTATTTGGGCCTACCAGTGTTAGTGCCCGGAGTTACTCATAGTAATTTGCCGCTACGCGCGATAAATTTAATTTGGAACGAATGGTTTCGGGACCAAAACTTGCAGGACAGTGTTGTTGTCGATACAGACGACGGCCCGGACGCACCAGGAGATTACGTTCTTCTTAGAAGAAATAAGAGGCATGATTATTTCACATCGTGTTTACCGTGGCCGCAAAAAGGTCCAGCGGTTACATTGCCGCTCGGCGATTCGGCGCCGGTGACAGGGATAGGGAAAGTCGATGGTACTTATCAGACCGGACCTTTTACAGTAAGGGAGACAGATGGACCACCAACAGTCAGCTACGCTAAAGCAGCGAATATCTGGGATGCGGATCCAAACAATCAATTTCGTATTGAGGAAGATCCGAACAATGCGGGATATCCTAATCTGCGTGTGGACCTTTCGGAAGCCACGGCATCGACGATAAATGCGCTAAGATTAGCATTTCAGATTCAAAAGCTTTACGAGCGAGACGCAAGAGGTGGAACTCGGTACACAGAAATTATCAAGGCCCACTTTGGAGTTACATCGCCGGACGCCCGGCTTCAAAGACCCGAACTATTAGGGCTCGGAAGCACACGAATGAATGTGACCCCTGTCGCACAGACATCGAATAATTCATTCGATTCAACACCGTTTGGAGCGTTAGCAGGATATGGCACAATGTCTTCTAGCGGACACGGGTTTACCAAGTCTTTTACAGAGCATTGTATTGTTCTAGGATTTGTGAGCGTGAGAGCGGATCTTACGTATCAGTTCGGATTAGATCGGATGTGGTCGCGGTCAACACGGTGGGATTTCTATTGGCCGGCTCTTCAAGCGATTGGCGAACAAGCAGTACTCCAAAAGGAAATTTTCTCAGTAGGATCGGCGGGAACGACGGACGACGACGTTTTCGGGTATCAAGAACGATTTGCGGAATACCGTTATAAAAATTCCGTAATAACGGGGAAATTTCGGAGTGGAGCATCAGGTACGTTGGACATATGGCATGCTTCTCAGATTCTTCCATCGAACGTTGCTTTGAATGAGGATTTTATTCAGGAAGATCCGCCGATCGATCGATTGATTGCTACACCGGATGAGCCGCATGTATTGTTCGATGCTTACTTCGATTACAAGTGCGCACGACCGATGCCGACTTACTCAGTTCCAGGACTTATCGATCACTTCTAGGAGGTTTGTATGCTTCCAGCTATCATTGGTGGGCTTTTGGCTGGTGCTGGTTCTGCTGTTGGCGGTTTGATTCAAAATTCAGCGCAGGAGGATCGGCAACGAGAGGCCAATCAAGCAAACATAAACTCGGCTAGAGAACAGATGGCTTTTCAAAAAGAGATGTCATCGACAGCGTATCAGCGCGCAATGGCGGATATGAGGCAAGCGGGTTTAAACCCGATGCTAGCTTATATGCAGGGAGGAGCGTCATCTCCTACAGGCGCAGCCGGCGTATCGCAAGCTCCGACGGTTCAGGATTACATCGGTAAAGGTGTTAGTTCAGCGACCGAAGCGTTAAGGCTAAAAAAGGAATTCGATGCCGTGGATACACAAACAAAACTGAACACGGCAATATCAGCGACTCAAGAGGCGCAAACCGAACTCAATAAAACAAATGCGAAGACGGCCCAGAAAAACAACGAAATTCTTGACGCACAGATGCCGGCAATTAAGCAACAATCGAAAGCAGATCTCGAAAAGGCGAAATACGATACCGATTACGCGGGCGCAGATGCCCTTACAAAGCGTTTAGGGATACTCGGAGGGGTTTTAGGCACAGCTAAGGATTTACTCAAGCCAGGGCCGAAAGTTCGCAACTGGCTAAGGGGTCCCACCGATAGAGAATTAGAAAGAGCTGGGCGAAGAGGAATAACGGTTCCGTAGGAGGAAAAAATGGAGTTACCAAAAAGAAAACATAGGACGGTGTTGGACGAGCGTGTCGCGAGGACAGTGCAAGCTAAGTCTGAAAGACGGGCGCGTCAGGAATTTAAAGAGGAAGCAGATGTTAATTTCATCATGAATCGGTTTGAAAGAACCGGACAGCTTCCGGACATGATTAAAGCTAATCCCAAATATGGGGATTTTAGCGAGGTGTCAGACT